AGAGTATTTCCCCACAATCCCACACTAAAAAATTCCCCATCAACACTTGACAAAAAATATCAAATGTGGTAGGGAATAAATTTTATTGTAAACTTTTTATGGTTTAGATTTTATTTACATCAAAATCAAATGAATTCCAATTTGAAATAATTTTATTAATATTTTCATAATCATTTTGGAATTCTAAATGTAAATTATTACTTGCATCAACATACCATCTTGCAGGCACTGTATGATAAGCATTTGTAATCTTATTACCAATTCTTATAAATCCAAGACCTGATGTATTACCTGTTGCAATTGCATTATGTCTAATTAATTTTAATGGTTGTTGGCCAAGATTAATATTAACTTCACCACTAGCAATTGTACCAACTAAATCAGAAGTAAAAAACATTAATTCAACTTTATTATTAATTAATCTTTCTGCGAATATAACAGAGCCTGTAAAGTTTTCAGGTGTATTACCATTGTATGCATTAATTGATATAGTATAATCAACACTACCATATTTTAAACATTGATATAACCAATTAGCAATTTCAATATGACCTTGTGCATTTGGGTGTACAGCCGTTGCATTATCTTCATATAAAGAATAATTTTGTATAGCAAGTTGGCCTTTGTCAATAAATATTGCACCATAATTTGAACATTTACTATAAATATTATATATTCTATTTTTTAATAGATTTCTAGCAGTTGAGCCATTAGAAGTTGTTGCACCATTATTACCTATTAAATCAACATAAATTTTTGCATTTGGAAATAAAGTTTTACAAGTATTAATAGTATTTGCCATTGCAGTTCTTATTGATGCAGGTGTTGATGCAACAATATCATTATAACCACCTGCAAATATTAACTTTGTAATTTTATTTGGATTTACTTCATTAATTTTTGATTGTACAAGTTGTAACCAAGTGTGGTCTTGATTTCCATGATTTGTGAAAGATGACCCACCTTCAGCCCACCTATGAAAATTATCAGTTGTCATACCTAGTTTTTGCATTAATAAATAACCAAAATTTTCGGTTGATGGATTTGTTAAACTTTGACCTGCAAGGTAACTATCACCAACAATTATTATTTCATCTTCAATTATACCAAGTTGTAAATCATCAATTTCATTTTCTGCATTTGTAATTCTTGTTGTAAGTTCAGGAATAGTTGCATAATCTTCAATTATTTCTGCAAGTGTTCCATTTTGTGCCATTTCATCTAATTTATTATTAATTTCATTTTGTACATCTAAATTATCAAAATAATTATCAACATAATTTTGTAAATTTTGCATTAATGTTTGCACTTCAATAATTGCATCTGCATTATTATTTAATGTTGGAATTACTGTATCTTTTAAATAAGAAAGTAAACCACATAATGTTTCATAATAACTCATACTTTCATCAAATGCAAGTGGTATTGCTTTGTATATATAATTTGTAAATAAACCTGTTGGTTTAATTTTTTCAACATTTATCATAATTTTCACCTTCCTTAAAATATTTGCATAAATAAGTCGTACAACTCATTTATAATCATTAAATCAATATTCATTAAATTATTTTTTAAATCATTTAATATATCAATATTAAATTTTCCACCATTATTACCAATAATTGTTTTTATGTAATTATTGGTTTCATTACTATTTAAAATATTACTTGATGTACCATTACTATTTGATGTGTCATTTATTTCGTTTTCATTTTCATTTTTATTTAATGTTAAATTTGTTGCCCAAGTTTGTGCATCAATATCTGTTTGTGAAAGTTCACCTTGTGGGGTATCTTGAAATAAATTTTTATTATTTGTTGTACCATTACTGTTAGATTGAGATGATGATTGTGTATTTGTAGTAGTATTATTTGTATCATTTTTTGTATTTTTACCTTCTAAACTTTCAGTTAAATTAACATTATTTAATAATAAATTTTCATCAATTAGTTTTTTCTGTGCTTTGTAAAGTTCATTATATTTTGGCATTATTTCATTTAATCTTTGATTTAGATATAATCTAAATAATGGTGCAGTTTCAAAACCTATTTCATTTTCATAGTAATGGTATAGTATATTATGATTTAATGTATTTCTATAATTTTCATCAAAAATTGGGTAAGATGTTAATTGAAAATCAAAATTATTATCAATTAAAGTTTTAATTGTTATCGTATATTTGGCCATCATCAACACCCCCATTTTCATAATTAATTATATCATTTTCTGTAATTTTTAACAAGTCAATTATGTCTTTATTTAATTCAATATCAATATCAATATTAAATTTTTCTTTAATTTGTTCGCAAGCATATTTACGTGTTTTATAAAAACAATTAAGATAATATTTTATTAATTCTTCATTGCTTTCAACTTCATTAGTAATTAATCTTTCTTTTTTATCAGTATTTGCATTATCAATACCAAGTACAGTAAGTGCATCATTAAATATTTGATGTTTGTGTATATCTAATTTATCAACAATATATGGTGCATCTGTTTTTAATACATTTAATTTATTTGAAATGTCAAATTGTTTATTTCCAAATATAAATGGTGTGTTACCACTATATTGCATATATACATTTTTAAGAGTAAGTATTGTTTTTGTATCACCTTCAATTAATACAGGTGTTTTTTGTGCATTTAAATTTATATCAATTGTACGTTCTGTTTCATATAATCTATATGCAAATAATTCCATAAATTCACGTGTAGGTTTTTGTAATTCATTATTCATAATATAAACAACATCATCAAAATCATATTGTTTATTGTAGCCAATTGACCAAGCCATAACTTTTGTTGGTAATTGGTAAACATTTAATTTGTCTGATGGATTTACTTTTAAGGCCATATAACCAAGTGTTTCATCTTTTATAAAAACACCCCTTCCATCTTCATACAATGATAATTCTAAAAATCTTGATGCACCTGTGCCTGCATATTTATCTAAATCTTTCCAACTAAATAAAGATATAGCAAGCATTTTTAATCTATCAATATAATCAATCATTGTTCTATCATTAATTATCATTGCAAGTTCTGTTTCATTTATTTTTTTCACTTAAATCACTTCCTTTATACAATAATATCATTATTACTTGAATAATTATAAATAGTTGATGGATTGTGCCATAAAGTAACACCATTATTAAACATTGTTTTTATAATATTTAAATCTGTTTGTGGAATATTACCATCAAAATTACAATTTATAGTTTTTACATAATTCCAATTGTTTCTACCTGTAATATTTGGCACTTTAACAGAATTTATTTTATAACCATACATACTAAAATAATCATCAATAATTTTTGCCTGTGTATTTTTAATAGTCATACAATGAAAATGAAAATCATTTTCACCTGATGCAGTTATAACATCACCACTATTAATATTACCTTCACTTTGTGGTGGCACCATACTTTCTTTATAAATTTCACCAAGTGAATTTGCAACACCTAAAATACCACTAGCAACGGCAACAGGATTACCTGTTGCAACACCAACACCTGTACTTAAAGCACTACTTGCAACTTGTAAACCAATATTTAAACCATTTTGTGTAAGCCAATTTGTATAAACATCTGTGTCCCAATTACAAATTGGAAATTTACCCATATTTATACCTTCAATATCATTTCTTGCAACACCTTTATAATCTTCGGGTATTAATCTAATACTACCTGATGGTGTCATACAACTATTAATTCTAAATTTTGGTGTAATAACTGTTTTATTATTATTTACATCTTTTGTATAAAAATCTTCAAATCTATAAATAATATCTGTACCACTATTATTTGAAGTTAGTAAATATGAATAAGGATATGTTAATAATTTATTATTTTTTGGTACATAACCATCAACACTATTATTTGATAAATCAATGGTAGTATCAAGAGATGTACCACTATTATGATTTATATATCTAGTATTTACAATGTTTGACCCTGCATATAAATGGTCTTCTCTATCTGCACCTGTTGTTAAAAATTCAGGCAACATAAACATACATTTAATCGCATCACTTATACCATTACGTGCATATTCTTGTAACCAATTATTTAAAACATTAATTCCTGCACTTGTATTATGAAAGACATAAAATCTTAATCCTGCATAAATACCATCAGTTTGTACACCATCATTTGCAGTTTTATCTTTTTGAGCAGTTGCACCTATAACAATAACCATATCACTATTTGTATAAATATTATCGTTATCGTGTAACCATTGATGTTTTTTATTACAAACATATTCACCAAGTTGCAAACCTTCATCTAAAATGTGTAATCCTATTGTATCATCATTAACGTGTTCACGTTCAACAAATGTTGGTTTATATTGTATTTGAAATAACCAAGTTTGGTAACAATCAGTTTCAAAAGTAATTCTAGTACAATTTTCATTGACATATTCCATATTTGTTATAAAACAAAAATACCATTTATTTGTAAATCCTGTATTTCTATAAAATAAATAGTTACAATCAATTATTTCATCAATATTTTTACCAACTTGTACTGCATTATCTTTTTTAATATATGTGTAGTTATCAAAAGTATGTGCTACAACACTATTAAAATAATTTAATTGTGCAGTTAAATTTGAAAATGTTAATTGATTTTTATAATCATTTTCAAGTGGTGTTTTACATAAATATAATTGACCTTGTGGGGTAATAGTCATTTTAATTCTTCCTTTCTATATAAAAATTAAAAGGTAGCAATTAAATGCTACCTTTATATTATTAACTAGCAGTAACTGTAACAGTAGCAGTATCAGTTAAACCATTATCAGTTTTAACAGTTAATATGCCTGTTCCTGCACTAACACCTGTTACAACACCTGTGCTTGATACAGTAAATACTGTTTCATCACCACTAACAAATGTTAATTCACTTGTAGCATCAGCAGGTGTTAATGTAACTGTTACATTTGAAGTTGCATCTTCAACAACACTAACATCTGCAACACTAATTGCAGTTGCAGGTTTTGGTTGAGCAGTTGCCAAAACTACTGCATTTGCAAATGGGCATATTGCATATGTTTGCCATACGTGTAAATATTCGTTCCAAGCCATAACTCTTGCATTATAAAATTCATCAAATCTCATAATGTTTTCATAAATTTGGAACCAAGCCTCATCACATAAAATTGCTTGTATTTCTTCATTTTCAAAACTGTCAACTTCAATTACTCTACCTAAAAATTTTGTATTTTCAATATTAAATGCACGTGCAAGTACATCAACATCAACTTCTGCCATTAAATCAGCAGTAACAATTAAAACAAATCTATCTTCATCTGTCCAAGTTTTTATTTGACCTTTTGCACCACTAAATTTTGAATATGCATTATATTGTGTAGAAGGTAATTTCATTTTGCTAAATAAAGAACGACATTTTTTAACAAATGCTTTTGCAGTTGTTTCATCAACTACTGCATCAACAGTTTCAACAATAACTTTATTGTTATCGTATGCACCATCAACTAATGCTTTTGTAAGTTCAAATTCATCAATATAATTTCCACTATATAGTGATGTAGTTATAGCAGAGATATAACTTTCAAATTTTTCCCAAGATACAAATGCACCTTGTAAATTTTCTCTTGAAATAGTTTTTGTATATAAATCTTTTCTGTTTCTTCTATAATAAGCAACGTGTGTATCAGGGTCTGTAATAGTTAATAATTTTGCCATTTCAGTATTTGATAATTCATATTGTTCTGCTTCGGCAGGATTTTCATATAAATCTTGTATATCTGTACCTAGTGGCATACTACCTTTACGTAGTATTGAAAGTGGATTGTTAAAAGTTTTGTTTCTAACAATTGTTAAACCAATTCTGTTAATTAAATTTGTAACAAATTCATTTAACATTGGTTGGTATGCATCATTAAATAATATGTTACTAATTGTAGCAATATTATCTTCTGTTGCAGATGGTAGTGTTTCCATAAATACTTTACTAGAATTTTCACGTACCACATTAAATACTTTTGCACCTTTTGGTAAAGCCATATTAAATCAACTCTCCTTTCTCATCAATGACATCTTCAATTTTGATTTCTTCTTCATCTTTATCATCTTCAAATTTGTCATCATTTTTTTCATCTTCTCTATCAAAACCAATTCTTTGATAAAGTTTACCATTGACTTTTAGTAATTCTTCTTTTTCACCTTTCAATTTTTCTACTTCTTCAACAGATTTTGTATATTCATCAAAACCATTGTTGTAAGCAGAAATTGTTGCTAAAAGTTCTTCACTAACAAGTGCAACGGTTGTTTCATCTAGTTTTTCACGTAAGTTGTTAATTAATTTTTCAAATTCTTCTTTGCTTAACATTTCGCAACACTCCTTTCTACCATAATTATATTATTTTTTGATTTTTTTGTCAATTTATTATTTAAAATTTTATTTAAAAAACATCATTTTTCTTTTTTTCCTAGCATATAACACCCATTTAAAGTTGTTTTTCCTACTTTTATATACAGGTGTAGGTGGCACAGGTGTCCCATCATAATAAACTGTTATACCTTCAACATTTGGTATTCCCATAAAATCAGCAGGATTTGTATATACTTCTTTTGGTGCATTATATTGCCAACTATGTTGTGATATATCTTGCATTTCTAAATGTAAATGTATTCCTGTTGAATTACCTGTTGTGCCTTCAATACCAACTTGTTGACCTATAACAACACTATCACCAACTTGTAAAGATGGTGCATCACGTAAATGTGCATATAAAAAACCCATACCTGTTGTACTATCTTTTAATATTAAATAATTACCGTAACCATCTGCATCATAACCTACATAATTTACTGTACCATCACACATTGAATATACAGGCACATTTGTGCCTGCACTTGTATAAGTGGCAATGTCTAAACCTTTATGATTACGTGGTTCTTCCCACCATATAGAAGTAACAACAAATTCAATATCAATAAATGGTGCAATTCTTGCATTATATTGTGCCATTTAATCACCTACTTTATAATTAATTTTTGATTTGGGTATATTAAATTTGGATTTGATATATTATTATCATTTGCAATTTTTTGATATGTTGTATTATATCTTTTTGCAATACTACTTAATGTATCACTACTTTTTACAATATATATTGTCTCATTTGATTTATTTGATAATCTATTATTAACTATATTTTGTACACTTTGATATCTATTACCTAATTTTTGTTTACGTTCTTCACCATTTCCAAATTCACCATTTATTACTTTTGTTGCAAGTTCTTCATCACTATAATTATCTAATGGATTTATATTTTGTATATTGTTTGTAGATGATTTTGAAAATCCATTTAAACCTGCATTTTTAATTATAGATGGGTAATCTTTATATGCAACATCACAATCTAAATTATCATTATAACCATTTATTCTACCACTTGATGTTGATTGCCACATACCATATTGTTTCACATATTTTGGTTCACTTCCATAACGTGCTACCCATTTATCATATGCATTTAATTCATTTAAATACATTTTATCTTGAAAACCTGAAATATCACTTGCATATATACCAACATAATAACCTAAATTTTCAAGATATTCGCAAAATCCTATAATAGCATCAGTTACACCACGTTTATTATTTACTTGATGGTGTGTATCTTCAACATCAATATAAATTGGAAATTCAAATTGTTTTCCTTTTAAACAATTTTCATACATAAACTGTGCTTCTGCAACACCTTTTTCATAAGTATTTGCACAACTATACCAATAAGCACCAACAGGTATATTATGTGCTTTTGCTTGTCTATAAAAATTTTCAAATGATGTATCTTTATATTTACCTGTGCCATCTCCACCCCAACCTGTAAATCCTGCACGTAAAATTAAAAATTGTACTCCTGCATCTTTAATTTGATTAAAATTAATTCCATTTTGATAACTTGAAATATCTAAACCTTTCATTATTTATCACCTACCTTTTTTATACTTAATAATGGTGAAAATTCTGTTGGTAAAATACCACTATATTTTTCTTGTAATTTACCAAGTATAATTGCATGATTTAATTCATCTGCAATTATTCCTTTAATTGTTTCTTTATCTTCATCTGCAACTTTATTTAACAACTTAAAATAAAATTCATTTGCTTCTGCTTCTGCTTTAATATTAAATTGTATTTCACTTGATATACAATTCTTTTGTTCAATAGTTAATTCTTTTAATAACATAATTATTCACCTTTCTTTTTAATTTGTTCTAAACTATCAATTAATTTTTGTGGTAATTTAACACCCATTTCTGCCATATTTTCAATGATAGATAATCCATCATTTGCAACAAAAAAGTAAATAACAAGTGTTCTAATTAATCCACTTTGACCTGTTAAGTTGTCAATTACAACAGATAATGCAACTACACATAAATAACTAAACTTTTTTAAAATGCCTTTAAATCCAATTTTACTTGATAGTTCTTTGTTATACATTGCAGATGTAATACCTGTTAAATAATCAACTACCATAACAATTAATAATGATTGTATTGCAATATCAAATCCACCTATTAAATAAACAAATGTTGTAAATATTACACTAATAACATAATTAATAAAATGTTTCATTTATATCACCTACCTTTTTATTTAATTATAACATAATTAAATAAATTGGTATACAACTTTAATATATTTTTTAGTAAAAGTACATAAAAATATTTTAATATTTTTATCTCTATTCTTATCTATAAATCTAAAATATTCATTATTATTTTTAAAATATCTTGTTTTCATTTTTTATATCTCCTTATTATTTTATACTAAATTCTGTATCAACTAACATAACACCACCTTTTACGTGTTTATATGTTAATTTTTTATTTTCTGTATCAATATTTTCTGTGGTAAATCCTATATCAAAATTATCAAATGTTATTAAATTGCCAAGTTTCTTTGGTAGTCCTGCAACTGTTACGTTCATTTTATCATCAAATCCAAGTTCTATATAACATTTTTGTCTTAAATATTTACCACGTTTAAATTTACTTTCTTCTTTCCAAGCACCAAGTTTATAATCATCAATTTCAATAATTTCTTTTAATTCTGTATCATCAGGAAATAAACAATGTATGCTATCTGTATCACTATAAACATATAAATCTTTGTTGTATTTTTGTTTTGAATAATCTTTTATTGTTTGTGAAGTTGTTATTGTTTTAAATCTTGCATAACTTGTAATAAATGATGCAACAGGTATATAAATACTATCTCTAATTTCTGCATCATAAAGTGCATACTTTACAATACCATCTTCATTTAAATATGGGTATTTACTTCTTATATCAGGATTTAATCCAAATTTTCCGTATAAACTATTAAGCATTAATTTTGCAATTCTATAAAGTGCAGTATTGTTATCTTTCTTTGCTTGTATCTTTTTATTTGACCAATAATCAATATAACTACTAAATAAACCTTTTATCGCTTTAAATTTCCAACCACTATGATATGTTAATTCTGTAACATTGTAATGTTCAAAAAATAACTTTAAATCAACACTTGTTAATGTTAATGTTACAATATCACCATTACTTGATTTTACATATTCATTTGGTAAAAATGACATATTATTTTTAATTTGTATCGTTGGTATTTTTCCATCTTTTATTTCAAATATACAACTTATCGTTTGTACATATAGTGGGTATAATGTATCATCTTCATATTTTCCATCAAAAAATATGGGGTCACCAAATGGTAATTTTTCATAATACATTACTGATGGGTATAAACTATTTACATCAAGTACAATACCTGCACCTGTTTCTTTTTCTTTATACTCATCATTTAAATAAGTAAATCCACCTTTATATGATTTTCTTATATCTTTATCTATTTCATAAGGTAATATTGGAAAGTATTTTTTAAAATTTTTATTTATTTCTTTATAATTTGCAAGTGCATCACTTCCAATTGTCATTTTTGTTAAATTTTCATCAAACATTATTTGTAATGCACGTGCCATTATTTCAACATCATTTCTAATATAATCAACTTCATCAGGTGTTAAAATGTGGCCAATTTCTCTTTTTTCTTTATAATCAAGTTCAAGTTTTCTAATTGGTAAATTAAAATCTTTTGCAATCATTTCAACACTAAAATTTAATATTTTTAAACTATCATAAATTGTTACTTTATTAATATGCTTTGGATTTTTTGTTTCAAAAAATATTTCTATTGAATAAAATTGTCCTGTATCACTAATTAAAGTTGTAAATGTTTTGTCTGCACGTTCTTTTTTATCTTTTATACAAGTATAACCATTTTCAAGTAAGTAACTAAAAATATATTCCCCATCAAATTTTAAATTGTGAAAGTACAATAAATAATTTTCTCTTTTATTGGCACACCATTTAATAAAATCATCAATGCTATTACCATAAATAAAATTATCTGTATTGCCTATTTCACACAATGCATAAGCCCATACCCTACAATCAAATTCATCAACGTTTGTTTCAAAATCTGCTGTAAATTTACGCATAATCTTGTATTATCTCATCAATATTATTAATAAGATTGTCATACAAGTTTATTACATCTTCTTTAATATCATCAGGGTTTATTGCATTAAAACTATTTGTTACTATAGGGTAGTAATCAAGTATTGCACGTATTGATTTATCTTCTTTAAATAATTTCATAAAATCATTTGGTTTTAAACTCATTAATTTTTGTTTTAATATACTTAATTTTTCATTATCATAATCAAAATAATAACCTAAATCTGTAAGCATTTCAAAATAATTTTCTTTAAAAATATTGTTCATATATTGTTGGTTTCTTCCTGTTTTTTCAACTAATTTTGTAAATCGTTCAAATTCTTCACGTGATAATTTATTAATATCTTTTTCAAGTGCCTTTCTTCTTGCAACTAAATTTAAATAGTCAGTATCACCCATTTCACTAAATGTTGATGTTTGTTTTTTACCAAATATTTTTGGTTTTTCAACTGTTAATCTTTTAAGTTCACGTGTTATACTTGCCTTTACTCTTGCATTTTCTTTTTTAATATTTGTTAATTCATATTGTGTTAATCTAACACCACCTGTTGTTTCAATAATATTTTCTGCACCACGCCTGCTAAATCGTTGTAATTCTTTCAATTTTCTTTGTAATTCACTACGAGTATAAACACTTTCTTTTAATTCTTTTTTAGTAATTTTTGATGGTAATAATTCACGTTCTTCTTTTTCAAGTCTTGCAATTTTTTGATTAAAATTTTTAATTGTTTTATTAATTTCTTGATTTAATTTTTTATCATATCTAATTGCCATAAATTATCACCTACCCTTTTATTCTCGAAATTTTACAGGGAATATTCTCCACGGATACCTCCTATTTCCCGTTTTTACTCAGCACGATACTGGCCGGGATATTTGCTGTGTTCACCTATTTTAAACGAAATACGAGTACTTTGGGAATACAAATTCAACGTTAAATATGGCGCGAGAAAGAACCTTCTCGCCTTTTCTCCCGTATTTACCCCATGCAAACAAGACAGATATAACTAACCAAAATTTCTAGATTATAAATTCTAAACTAAATTAATTCAAGATGACAACAAATTCAAACACAAAAGGGACTGCGATGAAACTCGGCGTGATGACCCTCGCAATTATGAATGTCGCGGCGGTTGTG